ATTTCGAGTTGGACAGAGTAATTACAAATATTCTCAATATACTAAACCATGCGATTATTGGCGTTCACATCAATACGTTAAACATCTATTAGCAAAAGATTTAGATGAGGTTATTAATGTGTGGCCGGAAATCCTCAAAAAGGAATTTCCTGTTGAAGACGGTACTGGTGGAAGTCATTATTATGAAGATCCTGTTTATGGAGATCTTTTTAAATTTGTTTCGATCAAGTTGGTAAAAGAAAGTATTCTCTTAAATGATAAGGTGACGACATAATGAATACATACAATAAAGTACAAAGCACCGAAATTACATACGATCCTTGCCCACTAATTAGAACTGACGAATATATTTTCTTCTATGGTGGAGTGTTTTCACAATGGTATCCTTCTAAGTTTTTCTTAGATGGAATTTGGTTTGACAATGCTGAACAGTATATGATGTGGTGTAAGAATAGATTATTTCGTGGGCCATATGAAGCAGATATCTTAATTGCAGATAATCCTTCTGTTTGTAAATCTATAGGAAGAAAGATTCCAAATTTCGATAAAGATTTGTGGGATTCTCTGGCAAAGACTTTTGTTTACACAGGCAATATGGCAAAGTTCACACAAAATCCGGATTTACTCAAGATTATGATGGAACAACCAGGAGAATTTGTTGAATGTTCACCTGTAGATAAAATCTGGGGAATCGGTTTACCTCTTGGTGACAAACGTTGTTTTGATAAACCTCAATGGAATGGACAGAACTGGCTTGGTAAAGTTCTAACTGATGTTAGAGATTCGCTAGCTCCCATATATCGCTCATGACTTGGAATAATTATTTTATAGAACTATTGGATTCTATTGCGATTAAATCTAAAGATCGCACTAAGACATCTGCAATTATTGTAGGAAAAGAGAACGAAATTAGATCAACTGGTTTCAATGGATTTCCTAGAGGAGTTGATGAAACAGATCTAACAAAGTGGGAGAAGCCTGAGAAATATTTCTGGGCTGAACATGCTGAAAGAAACGCTATCTATAATGCTGCAAGAATGGGTACATGTATTAATGGATGCACGATATATGTTTCACATTTTCCGTGTGTAGATTGTGCTAGAGCAATTATCCAATCAGGGATTAAGAACGTCATCGTCTCACCTAAGAATCTAGAGGCATTTAAACATAAAACATCTCAATATTATGAACATGAAATAAGAACAATCGAGATGTTTAGACAAGCAAAGATTTCTCTTGTGATCTATGGTGAAGAGATTCCGAATGGTGATATCACAGAAAAAGAAGACTTAAATAGTTTATGGGGAGTATAGAATGAAATATAACGAAAAAGAGATCTTATCTGATATCGAAGAATTCATTAAGACAACATACAATTCACATTATGTTAATGGTAATGATATTCAAGTTAACGATTTGATTATGGTTATTGGACATGCAGAAGGTGCATTCATTTCCAATGCTATCGAGTATCTGGCACGGTATGGAAAGAAAGAAGGATATAATGTGAAGGATCTATACAAGGCAATCCATAACATAATTCTTCTTATTAACTTGAAGCATAAACTACAAAATCAGAATCCTACAGATATCCAACTGCTACTTGAGTTTTCGGATAATGGAGTTAAACGATGAAATTTGATACACTCGAAGAATTAATCGAATTTAGGAATAAAATTCTGAGTCAGTTATATAATAATGTTTGTCTGGTTTCTTTTCTTAAGAAAGATGGAGACACTAGAGTCATGTTATGCACAACAAGTCCAGATTTTGTTCCTGTAGTTGAAAAGAAAACAGATAGAGTCAAGAAATCTAATCCATATGTAATTTCCGCTTTTGACCTAAATAAGAATGCATACAGATCTTTTCTAGTAGAAAATATCTTGGATATGAGTATCGTTAATCCAAAGGACATATTGAAATATGTTGTCAAAGAAGATCCTCTCTAAAATTCTTGTATTCTTTATTTCGGCAAATATGTTATTCGCCGATCATTATTGGCGCAGACCTGCATATAGATATCACAGACAACCTGTATACAGAAACTATTATAGGGGACCTATCTATCAAAATAGAATCTCACCAAGATATAATGATAACAGAATCTCTCCCGGTGCTGCAACTGCTATTGGTTTAGGTGTTGGTGTTATTGGTTTTGTTATTGGAAGATCAACAAAGTCAAAAGAAGTTGTTTACAAAGATCAGAAAATTCAATGTAAAGACTTTGATATTAAAGTTATTATCGATGGTGAAGAGAAGAAGGCGAAAGTTACTAAATGTAGAACTGATGATGGAGAATGGAAGATTCCAGATTAGATTGAAACAAAAATCTAAATATATGTGTGGCAACTAACTATTGCCACACAAACACATTTAAGGTATAATATAAGTGAGGGACTTATGAAGACTATTTATCTAGAAAAGAAATATCCTAATGAACAAATTCTGGGACAATTCTTAGACGAATCTCATTATGATATTCTAATCGAAGAAGATTGCGATGTATATAAACCTTTGGAGTATACTGTCGATGCTTTTGGTAACGAAATCCAAAATGGTGAACATAATCTTCTACTTAAATTCAGGAAAGGTGTATTCTCTCCAGAGTTAGTCAAGATGGCTTATGAAGGATTGAGAGACGCTGCTGGTGAGTCACAAAATCGTGGTATCGCTGCTGGACCGAGAACAGAGAAATCAACAGGAAGAGATTGGGTTACTGCATTACAAGAAAGATTAATTGATGTTTTATCTGGGTCGATGAATACAGTTACATCAGATGATCCTATTGCTGAAGCTTATGCGAAAGCTAAGACTTCAGAAGAAGTTTCTACAAAAGGGAGAGTTTGGTTAACTCTCAAGAGACCAGCAGGATTTGATTTTGATGCTTGGGTAGAGAAGACAGCGAAACTATCATATAAAGATAGATTGAAAGAAGTTGAAATTATTAATGATTGGATTTCTGACACTACCTATGCCAATCCTGTATTCTCTGGAATTGCTGGATATTTCGACAAATATCCTAGGATTCCATATTGCAGACTAACATCTTATACAGCTAACCATAAAGAGATGTTTGAGAAGGCAATTCCATTTATCGAAGCAGTTTCAGAACAGTTCAAAGAGTTAGTTCCAGATAGATATGAAGTTCAAAAAGCTGCGATGAGTCATTTAGACCCTGCATTCAGGATCGGCAATTCAGTTTATACAACAGTTACAGTTAATAAGAATTATAGAACAGCGGCTCACCGTGATGCTGGTGATTTCAAAGAAGGATTTGGTAATCTATCGACAACATATAATGGTGTAGATTGGGATGGATGTTATTTAATCTTTCCTGAATATCGTGCAGCTGTTTCTGTTAAACCTGGTGATTTTCTTGCAATGGATATTCATGAGATTCATGGAAATACACCAGTTTCTTCTGAATCCGGTTTACATGAAAGAATTTCTATCGTATGTTATATGCGTGAAAAGATGATGGATTGTAGATCTAAAACTTATGAAGATACTAGATATAATTTTATTGAGTCTAGAAAAAGAAATAAGAATCATCCTTTGTGGTATGATAAATGGAATGGTGTGTCTGCTGGATGGGATACGAGCGAAGAGTGGTACAAATATCTTGTAGATAACGGTTTACATGAATATGCAGCCGAGATCGAAGATGTAGTTTACGGGAAGAAAGTTGGGGTATTAGATATCTAATGTGTGCAATTATTGGTGGTGCCTTTCCAGAATTGACTAAGAAAGATATCATATTAATCAAAAATCTCTTTCTACAATCACAAATAAGAGGTAGACATGCAACAGGAATATCATATATCGATAATGATATATTGACTGTGAAAGAACCAGTTCCTGCAGAAGAATTTATTCAAAATCTTAGATTGGAAGAATTTCTTGGAAGAGAATTTTCTTTTGTAGGTCATTGTCGATATTCTACTTCACATCTTGAATATAATCAACCTATTGCGAATAGAGATCTATCTATAGTTCATAATGGAGTAGTAACACAAGAACCTTTTGACACATGGAATTCTTTATTTGGTTATGATAATTTTGATACTAAGAATGATTCTGAATTGATATTTAAATCGCATGCTTCAGGATCACATCCATTAAAACAATTTCCAGAAGCTTCTATGGCTGTTTGTGGATTGAATAGCAATGGAATATTCTTTTATCGAAATGGTAAACGACCGATACATTGGTCGAGAGTTGGAGATAACTTGATTATTTCTTCTACTCGTGATATAATTAATAGATGCTCAGATTCGCAAGTGTTTGATTGTGAGGCTGGAATAGAATATTATTTGACTGATATGGAAATTAATAAGAGGACTATTTGCCCTCCATTAAAGGATCTTCAATATGAAATGTATTGATAGTAATGAAGTTGAAGAATTGATTAGAAATTCACCTCCAGGAAAGAACACTAAATTTTTAGCTGCTGCACATAATTTGTGGTTTCGATTTAAAAATTACGATAAGTGTCCTCCCACAGTACTTGAAGTTGATGGATCTATTGTCTCGCTCATATTCTCTACATATAATAGAGATGGATATACTAATCTCTATGAGATTGTCACAGTTCAAGGGAACGAGGGTAAAGGATATGCAACCAAATGTTGGGATAACTGGATTGATTATGCCTTTAAAGAAAGGGGATCTATCCGTCTTAAATTATCTTGCACACCTTCTTCTGTAACTTGGCATTGTCGTAACGGTCTTTTATTTTGGGCTGTAGATCCTTCTGGATCTTTGCGTTCCGATCAAAAGTTATTTCCCACTAGAAAAGAGCAAATTGCATATCGAGATCAAGCTATAATAAATCCTTCTATAGCTCTTCCTAATCAAAAAGTGAGAGAAAAATTAATTCTCGAAGGAATTGAAACATATTCATGGGGTGTGAAGAAAAGAGAAAAGACATTAGAAGCGATTTCTGCTGTCGGTGATTCTTGGATTCGTCCGGCATTATTCATTAATAACTTAGAAACATTCTTAACATAATATGGATTATCGTTTAAAACAAAATCGTAGAGAAGCATTCATCAGATGGTATATTTGGTCTTTAGAATATAAAGATTGTGATCCTGCTATTTGGATGGCAAATTATATATTCGATAGATTCGAATTCAATATCGAACAGAGATATTGGTTGTGTTGGTTATATGGTAATACATACTATTATCCAACTGCATTTATACTCTGGAACGAATTTCCTGATTTTGAATTAGCTTCAATTGACAGAATTGAAAATTGGAATACTCAAAACTATAGAATATTAAGATATCAAACAGATACAAAGTATAATAAAGGACATTTACCTTCGATGTATGAATCATATATGAAGGTAATTGGAAATAAAGATCAAAAAGATCTGTTCTATTCATTACTACAAGACAACGAAACTAAAAGTTATCAAAATATATCGAAATTTGTCAACGAAAAATTCTATAAGTTTGGGAGATATACAACATGGTTTTATTTACAATCTTTGAAGTATTGTTGTGGATTGCCTATTCAAGCCGACTCTCTATTGTTGAAAGATTATTCTGGATCTAGATCACATCGCAATGGTTTATTGTATGTCTTAGGACAAGAAGATAATATAGACGTAAAGTTATCTCAAAGTGAATATGATAGACTAGAAAATGAAGCCACTTCTATTATGGAAGAATGTAGAAGTAGATTCCCACATCTATCTACTCAAATAGAACCTTTCACCATGGAAACTTGTCTATGTTCTTTCAAGAAACTATTCAGAACAACAAATGGTAGATATCTGGGATATTATCTCGATAGACAAGCTGAAGAGATTCAAAAAGTACAGAAAGATGGATGGTATGGTATTGATTGGAACGTTCTCTGGCAAGCTAGATCTGAAATATTGAATCCAGGATTAGATCTGAGTACTGGAATAAAGAAAGAAAAATTTCATCGATTCTTAGAATCGGGAAGTATAGAAAAATTAGATTGGTTGTTTAAAGATGAAACAAAACAGAAAATTGGTTTAGAGGAATTTTATGATTAAGATATTGGTTATTGGTGGTGAACCATGTACTGGGAAAACTACGCTGGTTAAGAGATTCATCAAAGAATCCGGATTAGTATTCACTAAGAAAAGAGTTAATAAATTACTAGATCTTCTCTATAATGAAGATAAATCTATCTACATTCTCGGTCTTTATGATGATACTATTGGAACATTCCAAGGAACAGATAAACTATCAATGGCAGTTCAACCAGATGTTGTAGATTTCTTAAATAATTTGGAATCTGGAACAGTTATTTTTGAAGGCGATAGATTGTTCAACAACAAAATGATGAATCACCTTTCTGATAATTTCGGAGAAGACTTAATGGTTTTAGTCTTAAAGGCTTCAGATGATATTCTCAATGAGCGACATATCGATCGAAATGATGATCAATCGGATTCTTTTAAACAATCTCGTCGAACTAAAGTTAATAATATCATGACAAATTTAGATCTCATGAATCATCTTGTTGTTAAAAGTAACAATACAAAAGAAGAAATGGAAGAAGTTTTTGGATTAGTTAAGACATTTATCGGAATTTGATTTAATGATGTGTAGAAAAGTTAAAGAAACGATCGATGAAATTTGGTGTAATCACTTCGGTTTCACCGATCGTATTATTTGTAAATCAACATTAGATTCTTTCTTCTAAACAGAAATACCATAATCCCAGGAATTTCTGGTCCTTGGGATTGTACTTGCAACTTCTTTAGTGGTCCCGCCTCCACTAACATTATTATTTGTAACAATACTAGAAACTACTGAGTTGGCGGTAGATTGTTTAATTTGTTCTAATGATTCTTTATTCATCATAGATTTTGCATATGTTGCGAGACCAGTTGTTACTTTTTTGCGTTGTAATATTGGTGTTACAGCAGGAGCTGTAGGTTGTGTAACAGAAGCCGAAGCCGTCATTGATTCTGCTTGTTCTACTCTTGTAGTTCCTTTCGGCCCAATTTCACGTCGCAAAATTTTGTTTTTAATTTGTTCTGCGGCTTTTCTTCTCAATTCACTTGGATAAAGATGAGGATTGTTTTTTTCCAATTCAGGAATCATATTATCAATTTCAGATTGATAATCTTTAGCATTAAATCCTACTACAGTTCCGGAAGCAAATTGTTCTTGTCTCACTATTTTTGATTTTGTGCTATTGCCTTCAATCTTAGATTCTGGAGTAGTTACTTTTGCGGCCGTAGAAACTGGTTGTGTGTTCGCTTTAGTTGCGCTATTATCATCCTGACCCATCCATCTACGCATTCCTTTTAATGTCAAATCTCCACCAGCGTCGCTTAATTCAGCCATCTTCTGGAAATGGGGATGACCACTGAGTTTTGTTTGGACATCTGCTTTAGGGTAAATTACACTACTACGATCGCCGCTATTCATTTCTTTTATTAGAGCAGTCTTTCCTGTAGAAGAAGCAAACCCAAATACTTTCAAATTTTCTGCTGTCAAAGGCACACCAGACTTCACAAGAGGTTCGATGTATTCTTTATACATCTGAACTTGTTCTTTTGCTGATAAATCGACAACCGATTTATCAGGATTAATTCCAAGTTTCTTCTTAATACTCGGAGCTGTTCCGACATTAAATTGAAATGCACCCATATCAGCTCCTCCTCTATTTGATTTCGGATTACCACCACTTTCACTATATGATAATCTCATAACAGCTTCGGCTTCGGCTTCATCTGGGAATTGTTTTCTTATTTCTTCAACTAATGTTTTATCTATCATTCTTTCTTCTATTTCTCTTATAGGAAGATTGAAAGAATCGAATATATGTTTACTAGCTTCTTTTGGTGTTGCTGTTGCTGGTGTTGTTGCAGGTTCTTGTGGTTTAGGAGTTCCAGAAAACCAATCAAAATCAAAAATTGGTTTTTCTAATAATCCACCTATATTTTCTTTAGTTGGTTTATATGTATCTGGCAACAATTTTAGTGGAAGCATTAGAGGCATGGCGTCTTCTGCCAAACCGTATGCGGTGGATAGAACATTACTCAAACTAGATTTCGCTCTATCTAGTGGTTTTATTTCTTTTTCAGGAGTTGTTTTAAATGATGGTAATGTTTCCTTAACTCCTGAATCTGTTCCTCCTTCTAATACTTTATATCCACCATATGCTGCAGCCAACCAAGGTAGCTTTGTTGCTATTCTTGGAATCATTCTAGATAACATTCTTCCCGCTCCCGGAAGAATTGGTGGTATTCTGCTTCCTCCTGGTGGTCCACTAGGAGTACCCGGAGATGTTCGTCCTCCTCCTGGAGTAATTGGTGGTACAGGACCTGGTGATGTATTTCCACTAGAATATTGGATTTCTTCAAATAGTGTTTTTAATGATGATAGAGCATCTTTTTCTATTTTGATTAGTGAAACAGAAATTGGTATCGGAAAACTAATCTTAGTTTTAGCTAATGATTTCAATTTATCATCTTGGCTTCTCTGCTTAATCTTTACAACTTCTTTATCTTCCTTTTCTTGTGGTGTTTGTAATTTATCAACTAATAAATCTTGTTTTAGAGCAGTCTTCTTATCATCCGTCTGTTCTACTGGTGTAGGTGTTTTTGGTTGTGGTGTTTGTAATTTATCAACTAATAAATCTTGTTTTAGAGCAGTCTTCTTATCATTCAAAGATTTCAATTTCGATTCCAATGAATCTTTTTCTAATGCAATCTCTTGTTCATTATATTGTTCTCTTTGTTTTTGTATATCATCAAATGTCTTTTCATTTCGCCCCAAATACGAAAAGATTAAACCACTAATCAATCCACCCATATTTCCTGACTGGAATGATGCCGCAGCCGCAGATCTATTATATGTTTCTTTAGATAGATCTTCTTCTATTTTTTCTTTTTGTTTTTGTTTAACCTTTTTCTGTTTTTCATCAGTAATATTAGCGATTCTGGTTTTAATTTTGTCTCTTTCTCTTTCTAAAGAAGTCAATTCTATATCTAAAACAAAATTCGAATTCTGCTTAGACAAGATCATTTTATTGAATTCTCTTTCTTCTTTCAACAATTCTGTTAAACGAGATAGATTATCAGATAATAACTTAATATCTTTGGTGATTTTAGATACAGTATTGTTTTTCGTTTTTTTATTTGCCATTATTCTTTCTTCTCTCGTTCTCTTCTTCGATATGTTTATTCAACAAAGATATATAAACTTCTCTTTCCCAAGGATACATATCGTCTAATTCAGAAAGAGAATAGTTATAGAACTGCGCCATAGTAAAATTACTCATATAGTAATTCATCAAATTATCATTATTAATAGCTATACGAAAAAATCAGATAAACCAGATAATATTATTGTTTCATTATAATTGCATTTTTTGCAAGTAAAATCAACATTTTTTGATAATTTAGGACTGTTGATATAGAAATCTAAGATATTCTTAAATGTAGAGAGATCTAAAGAATTCAGGAATTCTGTTAATTCTTGTTCAGTAAAATCATCATATATTTTTTCTGAATCCATAATAGATTCTAAATCTTCAGAGATAGATTTAAATAGATAATCTAGATCTTTTGTGGAATTATACATCTCTATGAATTTGGCAGAATTAACATTTGGGTATCTCAATTTCATAAAAAGGTTGTTATTGATTTTAATTTCGTTTGAAATTGAATTTTGGAAACTAACTTCTACATCATCTAAACTAACTTCTATGTCATTAATCGCACCACAAACAACTTCATTTATGATATTATTGCATTTGAAAGATAATTTTGTATTTTCGCCAACTGATTTTGCTCTGATCTTAAGAAATAGATATTCTATGTCGAAATATGTTAAAGATTTTGTAGTAAACTCTTTAACTGAACAAGATTCAATAAGATCTGTGATGCATCTTGTGAGTTCTTCTATTGATTCAGAATTTTGCATCATAAGTAAGATTTTCTGTTCTTTAACCGTATATGGTCTGAATATGTATAATTTTTTGTTTGAAGGAATTTTCACTTCATAATTGGGATGTGATAATTTAGGTAACATAAAATTTATCCTTTAAATTTGTTTTTTATCTGCCTAGTTAAAGACTCGGAAGACCATATGGATTTGAAAATTTTGGTTTTTCGAGTGGTGGCCTTGTTGGCGGCGGGATTGGAGCTGGGGCTGGCGATGACGCTGTGGATGAAGGAGCAGCAGCCCCAGCTCCTGTGTTTGTTTCTGATGTTTGTGTTGGGCTCACATCAGATTGCGATTTTCCCATATGACCGAATGTGATCGAGCTACCAACCGTTTCTATTTTCAACGATTCGTAAGAAAAATTCACAGAATATTTCAATATTTCGTCAGTTTGTGTCCAATCCTGTTGAATCATTTCTATCCTATTTGGAATAGCACCAACTAATGTTATTCTTCGAGATTCTTTTGGTCCATTATCATCACCTTCTTCATCATAATGTTTTATTTCTATATCAGCTTTCACTGTATTATAATATGCAATTCTATTAGTAGAAAAATCAGATATTTGATCTAACCATTCTTCAAAATAATTTTTATCTCTAAAATCTTTCATTGCAATGAAAGTTACCATAACTTCATCATTAGCTCTACCAACAGGCAATTTAACCTCTGGTTGTCCGCCATACAATTTGTAATTTTTTGTTAGTATTTGAATTCCTGGCACATTCAAAGATTCACATCGATAAGACAATTCCTTGCCAATTCCTTGCCCTCTTTTTATCAAGATATCGAATCTATTTTGATGTGAAAATCCGAATTTTTCTAAACTTGTTTTAAAATCTGAAAGTGATCTCATATATCTTTAATTATTTATCATAAATAGAATTATGGCATATTCAGGAAGATTCGCACCTAAATCACCACACAAATACAAAGGAGATGTTACAAATATTATTTGGAGATCTACTTGGGAATTGAGATTCCTCAAATATTTGGATACTAATCCAGCAATATTAGAATATGGATCTGAGGAAGTTGTTGTTCCTTATATTTCTCCTGTAGATGGAAAAAGACACAGATATTTCGTAGATTTCTACTTTAAAGTTAAAACTAAAGAAGGATTAACAAAGAAATATCTTGTGGAAGTTAAGCCATATTCTCAAACAATAGAACCAAAAAGACCTAAAAGAATTACAGAATCTTATATGTCAAGTGTTTACACTTATTTGGTTAATCAAGCAAAATGGAAATCTGCCAAAGAATTCGCTAAGAATAGTGGGATGGAATTTATTGTATTGACAGAGAAGGAATTATTTAATAAATAAGAATATATGGCATTAAAAGAAAAATATATATTTCCTTTAGATTTAGATGCTAGGGATTCTAGATATGGTGATACAGGTGTTTGTATCAATATGTACACATCACTAACTAGATCGAAAAATGATCTAACCAATGACATAAAAGATGTTAATGGTACAGTCATAAACAAATATTCAGAAGCAACTGCAGGAAGATCTGATGTTTTCGCAAGTTTTCCACTTCCATTTAATAATAGAGAATTGAATAGAGGATTATATAAATTAGAACATCAAATATTTCTACCAGTTCCATTAAATCTACAAACTGATTATAAGATGAAATATTCGGATGAAAGTTTTTTGAAAACATATCAGGAATTAGGAGGATCTTTAGCTGGATTGATTGGGACTGTTGGTGGAGCAATAGCAACTAGAGGTGCTGGTGCTGCAGCAAAAGCTGGTGGTGTGGCCGCTGGCGCCAATGTAGGTGCAATTGTCACTACATTGTTTAATAGTGCTGGTGGAATATTAGGACAAGCTTCAAAAGCTGGTGCGTTTTCACAAGGCTTAGCTCTGAATCCTCATCAAGAATATTATTTCAATAAAGTCGAATTTAGAAAATTCAAATTAGAATATAATCTGATGGCTAAGAGTGTAGATGAGTCTAATGACATAAAAGATATCATAGATATCTTAAAAATTGGAATGCATCCTGGTATTTATGGAACAAGCTTGCTATTCACATATCCATCAGAATTCGAATTGCTCCTCTATAGGAAAGACAAAGATCCAGAAAAAAGATTGAATAGATATCTATTTAAAACTAAAAGATGTGTGCTGGAACAATTGAGTGTTAAATATAATGGTTCAGATTCATTCGTCACTTTTAAGGATACGAATGCACCTGTAGATATCCAAATTTCATTAGATTTCTCAGAAATAGATATTATTGTCAGAGAAGATATTGAGAAGATGATTGAAGAGGAAAGACAAACATATTAATATGTCATATTTTTCTAAATTTTCATACGTTCTGTATCCAAATTTTCTAGATAATACTGGAAATATCGATTTAATATTGAAAGACATCACAATCAGAATAGTTAGAAAAGAATCACTGATTGACGATAAAAGTATTTTTTACAAATACAATATTAGAGAAGGTGAGAATATAGAATCTATATCTACGAAATTATATAAAGTTCCGGATTATTATTGGACTATAATGTTAATCAATAATAGATTAGATAGATTCTATGATTTTCCGCTTGAATATGGAGTATTCGAGGATTATATTGTAGACAAATATGGTTCAATTTCAGGAGCGCAATCTAACAAAAAATATTTCATAAGAGAATCTTTTGAAAAATACTCAGAAGATCCTGTGAAAGATAAAGAATATTTCTTCGAAGTTCCAGTGGAGAATTACACATTCCTATATACACCAGATAATCCACTCAATTATCCAACTAGTGGTCCAAGACCTTCGAGAGCAGAATTTGAGAATGGCAGATTAATGAAATATAGCAAGAGCAATTACGAAATTGAAGAAGAAGCGAACGAAGCAAAAAGAAATATCTTAGTTTGCAATTCATCATATATACAATCTTTTGTTGAAACTTTCAATGCTTTGGTGAGATAAATTATGGCTAGCAGATTACTAAATTCGGGTAATTTTGATATTGAAGAATTGAATCTAATAAATCTAGATACAAGAAAAAGTATTGATATTTCTACAATATATTTAGAGATTAATATTTTTGAATCAATATACTCTTCAACAATCACAGGATGGATTACAATTGCTGATGCTACAAATTTGATTTCCGGTTCTAATGCATTACCCATATTAGGAAACGAAATTATTAGTATGATTGTTTCTGTACCAGAACACAAAACATACAAAACTGAAACATCAAATAAACAACAAAATAGAGATTCTAAAAAATTCAAATATATTGCTAGAATTATAGATATCAAGAATAAAAACATAGTAAATGAAAGAAGTATGGGATATGAAATACATTTCGCTTCTGAAGAATTGATTCTAGACAGAAATATACGAATTTCGAAATCTTACAATAAAACTACAACAGAAATAATAAAAAAAATATTCGATAATTTTAATTACACTGGTTCATATCAATTCGAGAAAACTGTTGGGAATACTTCAGTAGTTATTCCCAATTGGACTCCATTCAGAGCAATTAAATGGTTAACAAATAATAGATCGATTTCTGGAGCATACAATTCTCCAACTTTCTTCTTCTATCAAACATTATACAATTCTAATCCCGGTCCAGATGAATATACAATTTCTTCTTATGATGATACAATATCTTCAAAATATTATTTTTTGAGTTTAGATTATCTACTTTCTTATGATGCAAGAAAGGTTATATACTATCGTCCAAATTTTGATGTTGATTCTAGAGATTATAGATCGGATTTTAAATTCTCAAATGCCACAAACTATCAGGTATTGAATACATTCAATACATTAGTCAATAATGCTAATGGATTATACAACAACACATTACTAACACACGATATTGTAAATAAGAAATGGAAAAAGGAAATATTCAATTACAATGATTATTTTGGAAAAGAAGAACATTTAGAATCTTATAAATTGTATTCTGGGAATAATGACGTAAAAGGTAATAAATTCGATTCCAAAGAATATAAAGAATCTTTATTAATATATAATTCAGTAGGTACAACAGATAGACCAAGTTTTACAGAAAAAATTTCATCTAGAAGAACACATAGATTAGCTACATTAGAACAATTTAAAATAAGAATTACTCTGCCTGGAGATTGCACTCTAGAATCAGGAGATGTTGTTTATTTCGATCTCCCTTCACCAGAATCAGGTGGAGAATCTAAATTCGATGAATATTATCGAGGAAATTTGTTGATAACACACATAAGACACATTATATCTCGTTCAGAATATACTATGACTATAGAATGTTGCAAAGAATCACTAAGTAAGGAGATATGATGGACAGCAATGGATTTATTGGTTACGATCGCTTTGTTTGGTTTCAAGGTGTTGTTGAAGATAGAATGGATCCTCTCAAACTGGGAAGATTGCGTGTAAGAATACTTGGTCTACATACAGAAGATAAGACGAAAATTCCTACTGAAGAGCTACCCTGGGCTTTTCCAATTATGCCAATATCATCTGCTTCAATGAATGGAATAGGAGAGGCTCCTGTTGGTCCAGTTGAAGGAACATGGGTGATTGGATTTTTCAGAGATGGAGAGAGTTGTCAAGAACCTGTTGTATTTGGAACTATCGGTGGTATTCCACAAGAAAAGACTAGATCTAATATTGGTTTCTCAGATCCAAAAGGACATTATCCTGAAGATGAATTTATTGGCGAAGCTGATACGAATAGATTAGCAAGAGCCGAAAAAATAGATGAAACAGTAATCCAAGTAAGAAAGAAGACGCTTGCTAATATTAATGGGAATCCAATTAAAGTTGCTCTTGAAGAAATTTCCGAAAATGGTAGTCCTAGACCCACAGGTCAAGATACTGCTTGGTTAGAACCAAATCCACCATACAAAGCAAAGTATCCATTCAATAAAGTATTCCAGACTGAAGGTGGAATTATTAAGGAATGGGATGATACTAAAGATCATAGAAGAATTCACGAATATCATCCATGCGGAACATTCTATGAGGTGTATGAAGAAGAAGGAAAAGCCCATAAAATAACAAAGATCAATGGAATAAATTATACAATCATCTTAGATGATGATAATATCTTTGTTAGAGGATCAGTTAATATAACTGCAGAAGGAAGAGTCAATATATACTCTGGAAACGATATAAACGTAGAAGCGAATAATAAATTGACTATTCATGCAAAGAAAGATACGTCGATATTCTGTACTGAAAATATTAGTCTAACTGCAACAAAAGATATTAATATATCATCTGGTGGAAATATGACATTTAACTGTGCTGGAAGTATGAATACCACAGTTGGTCAAAATTACACTACGACTACAGAATTAGGAAGTATAAGTTTAGTTTCTAATCAATCTATGGGATTATCTTCTATCTTGAATATGAATATATTTTCTCTAGCGAATTGTTATTTGTATGGATTAGTAGAATCAAATATTTCTTCTGGTTTTCAGACCACAATTGATAGTTCGATTAATACAACTGTCCAATCGGATGTTTCAACTGCAGTTGGCTCTAAAGTGAAAACAAAAGTTACTGCTGGTGGAGGTGATTTGACATTACAATCACTCACTAATATGATTAGTCTTGAATCTCCAGTATGGATAAATTTAGAAGCACCAGTTGTGAGTAGAAAAATACCAATCACACAACCGATAGGTCTGTTGACATTCAATGAATAACATATGCCCATACCAAACTTACCATCATTTACGTTTCCGATTAATAACGCCAAATTATTGAGAATCCTGGACGCTGCAGCGCAGGCTCAAGAAATTGCAGCTATAGTTGCACCATTCATCAATAGACCTCTTTCATGGAGATCTATTAGTTCTGCTGCATTCGAATCAATTTCTTTATTAGAACGAAATGGATTAGTTTCTAACGAATTATCTTCAGCATTGTCTGCTTCGGTGTCACAAGTATCACAAATTCAGAATACTACTAATGCTTTGCAGTCTTTAACAACAAATCTAACTACTTCTAATTTTCAACAATCCTTATTTTCTATAGATGCTATCACAGCAACTATTGCCTCTCAATCGGCATCATTAACTAGAACATCTGATTATTGGGTTGATGTTGTCGACTCAAACGAAGAAAGAACAACTATCAGTAATACACCACAAGAAGTGCAAGATTCTATTGATCAGATGAACGTCTATATTAACAGTAACGCTGCTAGTATTGCAAGTTCGCTATCTACAATGTCTTCTCTGGCTAATACTATTAATTCTCTTGGTGTTGATGCGACTGGAGCTATTACAAATATCAATTCAGCATTAAATACAGTTAATGATGTTGCAAATACTGCTGCTGCTGTTGCCAATATAGCAAATAACATGGAAGCAACAGTAAATAATGTCAAAGATATTGCAAATAATTTCAAGAAAATAAATAAGTTGTTTGATGAGAAGAGAAA